CCAGTCTGACTGTAGGTATGGACTCGGGAAGTGAAGGTGGTCCTGAGAACGATTCTGCTACGGCGTATCGTGGATCACCAACAGTCGGTGGCATTGCTGAAGGTTGCGCACCAAAAAAGAAAACATTGGCCAAGTTTAAGGAATCATTTGACAGTCCTGCGGCTGAAGGAACTACAGCCCTGGCCGGCCGTACAACCGAAGAAGGTGGTTCGGTCACAACCAATGTGCCTACTAGTTCCAAAGTCAAGACCAAAAAAATCTAAATAGTAGACATATTTTAAATAGGGATTACACGAAATGCTTAACAAAAAAGACCCACTTTTAGACGTTGTAACGGGTGTTATGAGCGAATCAGATGCTACTCGAATGGCCATAGAGGCCGCGAATAAGCATTTCGGTGTAACATCTCGAAAGGCATTGCCCCATGAACTATATGAGGCATATGATAAGATGGTTGTAGACGAATCTGTGAAGTTTTATGCTAAGGGTAATGAAACAAGGCCAAAAAAGGATAGTGGCGATAAGGAAAAGGTAGCCCGATTTAAAAAAGCCTTAGAAAAGGCGCCGCCGGTCAGAAAAACGGAAAAGGGTGAGACTGTTCATGAATCTGCCGAAACATTGGAAGAATCTGAAAAGCGCACTCCAAGATTGCCTGTTAGAAGTAAATATCACAAGCTAGTTTATGGAGAAAGACTGAAAAAAGCAGCGTTTGGACATTCAGGTTTAGAATTTTACAAAAGCGACGAAGGCGATCTTATCAAAGCTACATATAGTAACGAATTGCCTCCTGGTGCCGATGATCCTAAAGGGTCTGGTGTAGGCAGAAGCAGGACAAGATGGTATGAAGGAAAAGGAAAAGGACCAAACACAACCATAAAGCCTATAAAAAACCCAACATTGAAAGAGGCCGCATACCCAAAATTTGCGGCCCCCGAGGTACAAAAGAGTGGGTGGGGAGCTGGTGAAACACATTGGGATAGAGCAACATGGCAACATGAGGATGGAACTTTAACACAATCAACATTGACTTTTGATCCTGAAGCAGATGAATTCAGAACCTATAATCATAAAATGTCAAAGGATGGTGGTAAAACTTGGGAAGACATAGAAAAACCTGCTGGGCATAAAATGCATCCCATGGCAAAAAAACATCATATATACATGAAAAATTTCGCCGATACTAATTTTCGTGACGATACTGATGACGGACTTGATGACATTCCTACTACGGAACCACCTTTTAAGAGAAATCAGATAAAAGAATCCAAATCTGTAGTGTTCAAGGCCGCTCCCGATCCGGCTGACGCGACACATATAGTTACAACTCAGCACGACGGTGTAATGGTCAGATCACGGTTTGCGGAGTCCGAAAATGTTCGACTTGGTGCAACACCAAGATTTTCGGCTTATGATTATGAACAGTCTACTAATGGTGGAGAGACGTGGGATGATCTATCTAAAAATCCAGCACAGAAAGCACTTAGGGCAGCACATAGACAACTGGCTAACAAGAAGGCCCGCGAGATTTATAAAACAGGTGGTCAGCTTTCTGAAACTGTTTTTGATGAGATACGCATCAATATACTGAACGAGATGGCATCCATTACTGATGAAGAAAAATTGATGTCATACATAGACAATCTATCTGAGGAACAGATGGACATATTGGGTTTGGCAGAAGCATCAGCATCAGATAAAAAAAAACCTGAAGCAGAACAGGAAGACGGCCTAGTGAAAATGCCTCCTGTTCCTAAACCAAAGGTATCGGTGCAAGATCGACAGCTGGGTGCTCAAGGCGCAGCTGGAGTAGATCAAGTGTCGGCCCGTCCTGCCACAGTCACAGGCCCGGCCAAAAGCGTACAAACTAGAGCAATAACACAGAGGAAATAATGACCTTATTAGAAAGATGTAAATCGATTGCTAAAAAGAAGTTGTCGGAGAGCCATGGTGCAAGATATGATCGATCAGAGCAACAACAAGGTCATTTAGCACACAGGAATAATCCACATAAAACAAAGAAACGGCATATTCATTTAGCTGAAAAGAAAAAAGAAAAACCCGGGTCTGAAGTAAATACGAATCCAGAATTGGAAAACACTACAGTACTAGACAGATAAAATAGGAGTAAAGAGAAATGAGTTTATGGGGAAATCTAGACCATGCATCTGGTAATCAGAAGCCTGTATTTGCTAATACCAGCAATGCAACTTCTAGCTCAACCATACATGGATCAGCCGCTAATACACTAGCATATTACGGAAACGTAATGGGTGTATCAACAGGCGAAATGGCCAACACAGTAACACCTAACAAACCACAACATGCCGGTTGGGTATCACAGAAGATAGGAACCGGTGGTCTTGGCACAGTATCGATTACTAGTGCAGGGCGTGGATATAATGCTGCCGGTTATTTGACCATAAGCGATGCATCGAATGAACCAGGTACAGGCGCCAACATCTCTTATACAATTGCTAACTCTGAAAATACTCTCCAGGGGTATTCAACAAATGCTTATTGGAACGTAATCTCAACGCTTACGGTAAACAACGTTGGTTCGGGTTATAGCAATGTCAGCGCAATCACCATTCGTGCACTAGGAGCAAATATTGATTCCGCATCATTCTCAACCACACTAGGTGGAAGAGCAGGTCGAATTCAGTATGAGACCCTTGTTGCGATGGGATCAATCAGTGGTGATGATCCAAGAGACAACAGACACTTTACTGGAATCTAATAATGCACCTTATGTTTGACTTGCCTGTTGATATTGAAAACGAGAAAATCAGAGACGGTATCAACACGGAACTGGATAACGCAACAGAATCTTCCTCACTGACTCCATACATTGCATTGGAGAAGGTAAGGAAGATTCTAATGCCATATCACATTCATGTTCCTCGATATCTATTCAAGGATGATGAACATGGCATATTGACGTTTGAGGCCAGACAGTTTGGTGATATTTACGGCATGAAAGACGACGGACAGGTATACACCAAGGACGAGTATCCATACCTATTATATTTTGAGTATCAGAAAAATGAAATAGGAATGTATGATGTATTTTGTGAGATCATTGATAGAGCAGACTTGGCCGAAATACAAAACGACCTAGAGGAAGAGGAACATGACTAAGAAAACTCAGCTAGACGAAATAACACTTAAAGCAAGAGTGGCCAAAAAATTAATAGATAGATTAGATTCCAAATTGGATAAAAGGCAAATTGAATTATTAGGAGGTCTGGTAGACATTAATAATCCAGAACACCGAGAAAAGCTTAGAAATGATGACCAATATAGGAGATTAAACTCTGTATACACAGCCGCCTGGTTCGCAAAAGAGAAAGTTCCGTATCGTCCATATAGTAAAGATAAAAAGTTGGAAGAGGGTGCCTTAGGTATTCAGTCAAAAAGAAAAGCGGCACGGAGCATGGCCAAAAGAACCTTTAATTCCAGTGTGGATCCGTCAGGCGAATATGCCACACTCGGTGCAATCGGGGCTGGCATTGGTGCGCTTGGAGGACCGGCAACGGCGGCAATAGGTGGTGCATTAGGTATGGGAGTGGTAAAAGTTGCCAAAGAGACGGATATTAGCAGGCTGGCAAAAAATCTTAAGAGAGAACCGGGCATTCGAACAACCGAAGCCAAGATGCGCCGTCGAGAAAAGGTGCAAGAACTGGGTGATGAAGCACATCAAGCTGATAAAAAAAGTGCTTGGTGGGCAGGATTGGCCGCACAGGTGAGGAAGAGGGTTGGATGGGGAGGAAATACAGCTGCTGGCAGAAGTACACAAGCATTGGCCTTGACCATATCAAATAAGTGGTACAAAAAGGGCCAGAAGGCGCGGGACTTGAAAGACAAGATCGGTGGTTTGGCGGACAAATATACTCCAGGAACATACTTTGAGGAATTCGTCGAATCAGTTAAACAATTAGCTGAAGCAAAGGGCATCTCTAATAGGGAAGCACTGAAGGAGATGGTTCTTTCTGAAGGATTAGGTCGCGCTATAACAAAAATAAAAAAAAAATTAACTGTCGGTAAAAGAATAAAAGCTATAGAGAAAGATATTGTGAGGAAATTGTCCGCATCATATCACACCAATAAACCCTGGAGTGAGCAGAACCGCCGACGTCTCGACTTGGGCCAAAGATCAATCAGAACTTTTGATATTGAAACCAATAGAACGCCAACTGATGATTACAATCGAGGGCCTTATATGAAAAGAAAATGGAAAACAGTAGTTCCATCGAAACAAAAGGCAATCACACAAGATTAGGTAAAAATAGAAAGTGTTTGACAATTTGAATGAGAGCAATATATTATTGTATGCTATAAAATGCTATAGAACTCCTAATTGTATCATGGAAGAATTCGAGGAGGACTATAAACGCATTAAGTACATCAATAGGCTGATAAAGAAGTATGCCGAGACAGGAGAACTCAAGGAAAGGTTGATACTCAACCATATCATAGTTCTCGGTAATGTTTTTGGAGTGGAGGCAACCACTAGATTGTTGTTCTATAGGGTACCTAAGGAATATTACAAGATACTAAAGACGTTTCTTTTGTTTCTTAATTACATGCCTGATGTCGTTAGAGGTATCAAGGAAGAAGATATAAAGTCATCTGATATAACAATAGACTTCAATATCGCAAAGAATCTAAGAACATTACATAATATACCATCTGAAACGGCAACACCAGGACAATAACATGCTGTCAAGCCTTTGTCAAGCTAAAAAAGGGTTCCAATGGCAAAAAAATTCAAGCACTTGAGAGAAGAACTAAACGATAAACAAAAAGAAGAAGTGAATGATCTTTTCAGTGAGCCTAGAACCGCAGAGAGAATAACTGGACATGTTCCAGGATTTTCCAATCACAGACAAGTTATTCCTTTTTCAGACAAACATGATGTTGTTATAACAAGGCATCCGCATGATGTTGCCGGTAAGTCCTGCCATGAAAATATTGCATCATGTATGACCTGGGGTACTGAGAAAAAACCGCATATGCCTGAGGCGGTTTTTGGTGATTTGGCCAATGGAACACATGAGGCATTCTTGGTTCCAAAAGGTGATCATGAATTGAAGAACCCGATTGGTAGAATATCGCTAAAACCATTTCACGGTAAGGATAGTAACTATAGAGATACTGGTCATACTATACTGAGGCCTGAGTCAAAGGTCTATGGAAATAATATGAATTCATCGCTACAGGACGAATTCAAGAATACAGTAAAAAACTGGGCCCACACCCATATGCCATATCACCCCGGCACACTGTATATCAAAGACAGTGGTGTATATGATGATGATGGAATTGATAAAAAAGGACACACCGATGAACTATGGAAAAGAGAGGAATATCGTAGTGTGTTAGTTGATACTGCTGAACATCAAACGGAAAATATACCTATGCATGATGTTCTGACAAACCCCAAATATGGTCTCCATACAAAAGTTACTGCTATTACAAAACGACCATCGGATAAGCACGTTAATACAGTTCTGTCGACCTATGGTGATAATCCTGGTACACGCACAGAGCTTGTACATACCGCGCTTACAATTGGTACGAATATAGGTAGGAAAAAACTGGACCAACTCGGTCAGTTATATAGAGGCAATAGACAATTGACTTCTGGTGTAGCTAGAGCCACTCTTATTTCATCATCGCATACACAGAAGGAAAAAGAAGATGCTTATGGTGCGCTAATACCATCTGATGCATACTTTGCTTTGAGCGACAAAAGAGCTGCACATCCAAATTTGGTCACTCATATTCTAAAACGATATGCTTCGGGTGATATGTCTAGCGCAGCAATGCCCGGTGTAATAATACACGCCAATAATCATGGTGTGTTGACCGATGATCATATAGAGGAATTTAAAAGAATTGTACCTGATGGGAGTAAAAGAATCCTTAAATTATCTGGAATAAGTAACAAAACGGTATTAGGTAAGCACATTGAACGAATGACGATGGCACCAAGACCTATTAAGGAGGATGCCCCGGCCAATGCTACGGGAGAAGCAATACCAGGATCCGGCAATACTGGTGAGGCGTTTCCTCAATCACCACCAACTCTACTTAGAAGGAAGAAATTTGCGAAAGAAGAAACGTTTGTCTTAGCAAGGGAAGACTATTTGAACTTAGCTGCAACAAAAGGTAAGAAACCATATGCTCATTGGGAATCATATCTTGAAAAACAACCATGGGCCCATGAAATTCGCGAGTATGCCAATAAGAATCCGAAAAGACCAGTAATAGTTGAATGTGGTGATACAGGATACATGACATACCTCAGATACGGTAAAAAATAATACTTGCTTTCCACGGCGAATTAGTCTATAATGAAAGACATTTGATCATGGTGGAAATATGTCCCTTTATATCGATAAAAAATATGTGGCGCTGATCTCCTCAAAGCTTGATCAATTCAAGCAAAAGAGTGAGTTCCTGTGGAATTTTAGATGCCCATTATGCGGAGACTCCAAGAAGAACAAATATAAGGCTCGTGGTTATATCTATAGAACCAAGTCTGATTTGTTCTATTCATGCCACAATTGTGGTATGAGTTTACCATTCATGAAGTTCCTTAAGGGTATTGATATATCATTGTACAATCAATACCGACTGGAGAAGTTTCAGAACAAGGCCGCGAACGCACCAGCACCTAAAGTGGTGTCCACCAAACCTATATTCAATATACAGAAGCGGTGGGATGCTATAAGCATTGAGTCCTTACCTGATACACACTCAGCGAAGAAATTCCTTTTAAAGAGGAAAATTCCCACTTCGGAACTCAAGAACCTGTTCTATACTGATGACTTTGCATCATTTGTAAAAGACTCATTGGGTGTGGATAAGGAACTAAAGAAGAACGATCCTAGGATCATCATTCCATTCAATGATGGTAATGGACACTTGCTTGGTGTGCAGGGCCGCGCCCTTATGGATTCCAAGGTGAAATACATCACCATCAAGATCAATGATGATGTACCTAAGATTTATGGTCTTGATAGAGTATTCCTTGATAAGATGCTGTATGTTGTTGAGGGACCGTTTGACAGTATGTTTCTGCCAAATTGTCTGGCGATGATGGAATCAGACCTCTATTCGGTGTTCTCAATCATTGGTCATGATAAGGATTGTGTTCTCGTTTTTGATAATGAACCACGCAATCCACAGATCGTAAGTCAAATGGAAAAGACCATCAAGGCAAATAAAAAAATCTGTATTTGGCCAAATAATATCGTTCAAAAAGATGTCAATGACATGTTTTTAGCAGGTTTAGAACCAAGAAGTATTATAGATAGTAATACTTTTTCGGGTCCTATGGCAGTCCTCAGATTCAACTCATGGAAAAAATTCTAAAGGAGATATATTATGGTACAAACTGTTAAATTGATTGCGATTACAAATCCCATAGAGAATATGGAAACGGAAGACCTGATTGGATATTGTGCCAGGGTATCCAATCCATCCAATCAAGATAATTTTGATACAACCGATAAATTGTTGAATTATTGCCTGCGCAATCAACACTGGAGTCCATTTGAGATGGTTCATGTTGTGTTTGAGATCAATACAACAAGAGATATTGCCAGACAGATATTGAGGCATAGAAGCTTCAGTTTTCAAGAATTCAGCCAACGCTATGCCGACCCAACTCAGTTGGGTTTTACTGTTAGAGAGACCCGTTTGCAGGATAAAAAGAACCGACAAAGTTCTATTGAAACCGAAGATGATGAATTGAAAAACATTTGGCGGCAAAAACAAAATCAATTAATTCATGAAGCAAAAATTGCTTACAAGTGGGCCTTAGATAATGGTATTGCTAAGGAACAGGCAAGATCAGTATTGCCTGAGGGTTGCACAAATTCTAGACTTTACATGGCAGGCAGCCTTAGGTCATGGATACATTATTGCCAGCTCCGTATGGGTAACGGCACACAAAAAGAACATCAAGAGATTGCCAAAGAATGCTGGGCAGTTCTACAAACAAGATTCAAATTTCTCAAAAACCAGGAGTAATCCCAACAATGAGCAACTATTTTCCAACAGCGTACCAAGAGTATATTCACCTATCCAGATACTCAAGGTGGTTACCAGAACACCAAAGGCGAGAAACATGGGTAGAGACTGTCGATAGGTATTTCGACTTTTTCGATGAACACCTAATGGACTTACATAAGTTCACCCTCGATAAAAAGATCAGAACAGAGCTGAGAGAGGCTGTGTTGTCTCTTGAGATAATGCCATCAATGCGATGTCTTATGTCCGCGGGTGAGGCCCTTAAGAGGGAAAATGTGGCTGGTTATAACTGCGCATATGTTGCATGTGACTCCCCAAGAGTGTTCGACGAAATACTCTATGTACTGATGAATGGTACTGGTGTTGGTTTCTCCGTTGAACAGAAATATGTGGATCAATTGCCAGAAGTCGCTGAGGAATTTCATAGCAGTGATACCACAATAGTTGTTGCTGATAGTAAGTTGGGATGGGCCAAGGCGCTCAAGGAACTCATTCATCTATTATACTCCGGACAGATACCTAAGTGGGATGTAACAAAGGTTAGACCGGCAGGATCACCTCTAAAGACGTTTGGTGGCCGCGCATCAGGACCTGAACCTTTGGTAGCGCTATTCAAATTCTGTGTAATGAAGTTTAGGTCTGCGGCCGGACGAAAACTTACCACAATTGAATGCCATGATATTATTTGTAAGATTGCGGAGATTGTTGTGGTTGGTGGTGTGCGTCGGTCTGCTTTGATATCACTATCCGACCTTAGCGATGACCGTATGAGGTCAGCAAAGTCTGGTGACTGGTGGAAGGAAAACGTACAGCGGGCACTCGCGAACAACTCATTTGTCGCTAAGGACAACAACATCGATGTTGGTATATTCATGAAGGAGTGGTTGTCCCTTTATGAGTCTAGGTCTGGTGAGAGAGGTATTTTCTCACGAGTCGCCAGCAAAAACCAGGTAGAGAAACTTGGTCGCCGCGATGTTGACCATGAGTTTGGCACTAACCCATGCTCGGAGATCATCCTTAGGTCACGCGAATTCTGTAATCTAACTGAGGTTGTTGTTAGAGCAACAGACACACCCGAAACATTGAAGCGAAAGATAAGACTTGCGACAATACTAGGCACAATTCAAAGCACACTAACAAACTTCAAATACATTTCAAAACAGTGGAAACAAAACTGTGAGGAAGAGAGATTGCTTGGTGTATCTCTCACCGGCATCATGGATAATGGATATACAAATGGTAGGTTCTCAAGGACAACAGATCAACCATTGGGTGATTTGCTTGAGGAACTGAAACATGAGGCCATTGCATCAAATAAGGAATGGGCCAGCAAGATCGGCATACCAGCATCAGCAGCCATTACATGCGTAAAGCCTTCTGGTACAGTGTCACAGTTGGTCGACTCGGCCTCAGGCATCCATTCAAGACATTCACCATATTACATTCGTACCGTGCGAGCAGACAAGAAAGACCCACTGGCAAAATTGATGATTGACCTTGGATTCCCTGTTGAGGACGACGTAACCAAGCCAGATCATACCTATGTGTTTTCGTTTCCAATCAAGTCTCCAGAGTCGGTTTTCTATCGTTCAAATATGACTGCCCTACAACAATTAGAGTTGTGGTTGGTGTATCAGAACCATTGGACAGAGCACAAGCCATCGGTCACCATCACAGTAAAGGAGCATGAGTGGCCTGAAGTTGGTGCTTGGGTCTGGAAGCACTTTGATCAGATATCTGGCATATCGTTCCTACCGTATAGTGACCATGTTTACCAGCAAGCACCTTATCAAGACTGCACCAAGGAAGAGTATGAGGCCCTGGTGGAGAGAATGCCTAAGAATGTTGACTGGTCGCAATTGTCTAAATATGAAAGGGAAGATCATACCACATCCACTCAGGAATTGAATTGCAGTGCGGCAACCGGATGTGAGATATAAGAGGGGATGTAATGTCAAAACGAATCGAAAATATTACCTGCCCCGGATGTGATTCTGAATATAAGATTACGTTCAATGATATATCCGTATCAGGTCTTCCCAAGTTCTGCACATTTTGTAGTGAGGAACTATATCTGGATGAACCAGAAGAACCAGATGATGAATATTACCCGGAAGGAGACGATTAATGTTTATCGGATGGATTTGGAAGAACCGTAAGCGCCTGAAGGAAGAATATAAGAAGCACAAGCTTGATACAGCATTTGTTAAGCTGGTGGTTGCTGAGATGGACCGTCAGCGTGAAGGTATGGCCAGAATTGAAAAAGAGATGTCGCACAGAACAGACCTGAATCGCAATTTGACACCAACAGAATCACTACTAACTAAAATGCTATCGGAGAGATGGGAGAACGCCAAGAAGGAATTGGAGAATAAACAAGCTCCTGCCATTGAGGTGAAGGTAGAGACCGGCCCAGTTGAGGCTGGGGGCATCGACCCTCTTTATAATCTCAAACCTACACTTGCCGGTAAAGTGTATTCTGATGGTAACGTTATTGTGAGATACCATAAGGAGGAAAGTGCTAATGTCTGAAGATTATAAAAAAGGATACAGGGATGGATATCGCGACGCGAAGGAAGATGAAAGAAAGATAACCTTTCCCATTCCTACGTATCCATACCCAAAAATACCAAACGCAGCTGATATTAGGTGCGCAACATGTGGCATCTCGATGCAAGGGCCTATGGGATATGTTTGCCCGAGACATGATTGCCCAAGTAAAGTTGTATTACTTCAGGAGAAAGCAGAACAATGAAGACTCTTAAAGAATTCCTTGTTGATAAAAAATTAATGAAAGCTGGAGGAACTGGTGGTGATCCGCCGAAATCCCCTCCTAAAAGACGTGGAGGCGGCGGCCGCGGTCCTATAGAGGTTAGAGATGATAATGGAAAAGTGATAGGACTTGTACATAAGTTTCGAGGTGAGACAGATTGGGATGCGATACATCATCCATCCAATATGTCATGGGGACTAATTGATACTCCAGAAGATGGTATATCATTAGTGAAATCACACCATGCAGAATGGTTAAGAGATCAAAAAAGAAGGTAACTATATACCTCCATCATGGAGGTATAGTATGTGGATTTATAAAGGAACCGAGATAGACGAAACAACACTTGACAACTATGTTGGTTTCGTGTATATTATAACTAACCTGACCTCAGGTCGAAGGTACATAGGGAAGAAACTCCTGAAGTTCTCCAAGACCAAGAGAGTCAAAGGTAAGAAAAAGAAATTCAAAATTGCATCTGATTGGAAAACATATTATGGTTCTAATGCTACCTTACTTTCTGATATTGAAAAACTTGGACAGCAAAACTTCAAACGGGAAATAATTCACCTTTGTCAAACCAAGGGTGAATGTTCCTATTTGGAGGCGAAAGAGCAGTTCCAGGTTGACGCTATATTGAGTCCGAACTATTATAATGAATGGATCATGTGCAAGATTAGTTCGAGACACCTAAAAGGATTATATAATGATGACTTCTAATCCCATTGCTGTATTATCAAAATGCTTGGCGCAGGCCGAGTTTGTTGATATGCCTTATGTTGAAGATGAGCGCCGGGTGCCTGATTATCAGGTCTATAGGGGAAGCTCGGCCGAGCAGTATGCTGCCTGGCGCAAGGCAAACCATGAGCCGTATGAGCGCAAACCTCATGATTATGAGTTATTTGTACATGCCATGTTTCCTCAGACCTGGAGCAATACGGCTCTTGGATTTGGTGGTGTGGCCGGCCAGGCGTTCACAACAGCATATGTGGTCATCATAGGATGCACGTATAATGGTACGTATTGTGTTTACTTTGGTGGCCAGTTTGCTTATGCCCTTAGCATGGATAAGTTGAACAACGAAACATTTTGGGCAGACATTCAGAATGCCAGAATGGCTGATGTTGGTCAGCAGAGCAAATACCATATCAAAGTCAAGACTAAAAATGATTTGTAAGAGATGTAATACCGATATGTTGGTCGGTTTTGCCTTGTGGCCATGGTATCAGTATTTGGTTCACTATTTCGCCCCTCAACCAAAGGCGAACAAACTTAAAGAATGTTGGAAGTGTCCGAAGTGTGGACATTCGGAGGAAATGAATGGCCGTGGCAAAGTTTAAGAATCCCTGCACATGTGGTGGGTATGCTCATACCATGAATGGCCGCGATCCCGCCAATCCCCATATGGGTTGGTGTCCACAGGCAGAAGAATATGCCAAATGGTACAAATTACAAAAGGACATATCAGACAAACTCACCGAATCAATTCTTGAGGCTGAGAAGAATAGATTGTCCACAGCAACGCTACCTTTAGACACACTTAGGGAGTCTCTGGAACAAATACAGAGATTGCGTCGTGCTCTAATACACATTCAGAATTCATATATTGAGTTATCATATGATAAGGCAGCATGGCAGAGGGATCAGTTTATCCGAGATGCCAAGGACGCTGTAGATAGAAGTTATAAAAGAGGAAGATACTCAGAAGGAGAATGAACATGAGTGATAACAACAACGATAACAAGAACAAGAACAACAACAAGAACAACAACGATAACAACAAACCGAAGGAAAAGACCTTCACTCAGGCCGATATTGACAAGGCCTTGACGGCCGCCCTGGAAAAGTACAGGTCCGTCAAACCATGGATTGAGTATAGAAGCGGAATCACCCATCTAGGCTCGTTTGAAATCGACCTGAAAATTCGATGCGGTGATATTCAACTTGGTCAGGCTCTTTCCGAGGTTGTTACCAAAATGATCAACATCACTCATGCGGATACGAAAGATTCCAAGTAAAATGATGACATACACCTGGGCCTGTAATTGTGGCGCCGAGACTGAGTGTGAAAGAGAAGACTTTGCTTTGGGTGCTGTATTTCAGTGCCCAGCATGTCTCAAGGTCTATGGTGCAGTACAGCCCAAGATTGGTGGAAAGGTCTGGATCGAAATATCAGACTCAGACGTAAAATTCCATAAGCTTCTGGATGAACCAGAAGAGGAAGACTAGTACAACCTTAAGTAATTCACTACAACTTTAAGTATTACGTAGTCCTACTTAGTAGTGCTATGCGCCAGATGCATACCTGCTATGCGAAAATAGTTCTTGCTATTCGTCCCTTTGTGTCCTATATTCATGTTCACGTTAGACGACACAGAGACAACACACACATGATCCTCTCTAAGCAAAGCATCATCGAACTACTGGAAAAGAACGACAAGGCAGTAATGCGCGCACTGATCGTCCTCACTGAGCGGCAGACCGCCGACGAGCAGGCATCCGAGGCTACGCGGCATCACAACATGCGCGGGTTCCGTCCGTGTCATGCTCGAATGGGTACGTCCATGGGCAAGCAGGCCTCTCGGTACGGCCGACTGTCGGCGAAGCAACTCGCATACTGGCGCCGGCCCATGAAGGGTGGCAAGATGCGTATCGCGATTTATGCTGGACAACTCCTCGAGGTTGCTCGGGAGAAGAATAAGCAAACTGTCACAACCGCATCCAGGATCGTGGCAGAACGCGCCTTAGCAGAACGCGCTGAGGCCGAGCTGGCCGAGAGGCAGATGCAAGAGATGGAAGCACGGGGCGACCGCGAGCAGACTATTCGTGACGAGCGGAACAAGATGAAGGCTCGTATCCAAATGGAGAAGATTGAGGCATGGAAAAGGAATCTGCGGACCAGGTCCGCTTGACACTGACAATCGATCAGGTCATTGAAATTTTCAGGGCCGGCATGCGCCGTGGCGAGGAAGAAGCTTCGGCATTCGATTGGGGATGCTCCCCCATTGGCCGCGCATCCGATGATTTGGTGGAGGCACTCATGGACATTGATATGTCTCGCGACTATGCCTCTAACTTGGTGAAAGGAAAACTGTAATGGGATTCGTGATCTATTTCGCCTTTCTGATGATATTCGGTGCACTGTACGCGTGCTCCTATAGCGACTTCTGGCTGGGCGTGATATTCCTATATCTCGCCGGTGGCATCGGCATGTTTTTTTCCTGGTTGTTCCCGGAGTCTCCGTGATGTTCTGGCTAATCTTTTTCGGCATAATCATACTACTCGCAATCCTGATCAACTGGCTTAACGGGACTCTCTAGCCATGTATCAACTCTTCCTTGACGATCTCCGCATGCCGCCTAAGGACGGCCGCAAGTGGATAATTGCGCGCAGTATGGCCGACGCGATCCATTGCATCGATACGTTGGGCATGCCTTGCCACATTTCGTTCGACCATGACCTTGGTGAGGGCATCAACAATGCTCATGTTCCTTCTGGCAAGGACTTCGCCAATTGGCTGGTGGATTACATTATTGATCATGAGTATACGGCAATTCCGTTCACCTGGCAGGTGCACTCGGCCAACCCCGTAGGCGCCGACAACATTCGGAAACTGTTGGATGGTTTCGAGAGAGAATATTTCGGCGACCAATGACATAATTTGGTCACAATTGATTGCTAAGATACCTGTAGGATATGAGTTAGTCATTCCCTTGCGTGGCAGTCCTTACTTGAGAAGGAAATATATTAGTGAAAAGCAAATCCACAAGTAAGGCGCGCCACGCCAAATTTCTGAGGTCGCTTGGAGTGCCTGAACGGCGCGCTAAGCGACCTCTTTCTGTTTGGCCCGTCG